TGACCCCGACGGTGATGGTGATATCGATTTGGGTGGATATGATGACCCTGACGGTGATGGTGAAAGCCTCTACAAAGGCAATACGGCAGACATGGAGCGAGTGGTTACTGAATTGATCGAACGCTCCCTCCAACCCGTTTATTTCCGATTACAGGGCATTGCAGGCACGTTAGCGCGAAGCAATGCCACTACGATGCCGATGAACATAGATTCCTTGATTACTTCCTCAATCACGAGAGCATTTGAAGCGATTGACGTCAAACTATCAAGCATTTCCACAGAGGCAAGCCTTGCTGAAGTACGCGCAGAGTTGTCTGCGGTAAAAGAGCGGGTTGTCCAGATTGCGGAACAGCCGATGCCTGGCGGTCCAGTCCTCAATGCTAGTGTGATGCCACGACCAATTGAAAAGCAATTGGCGACTGATCCCATCCCACAGCAACCTCGCCACTCCTATGGCGCAGTCTATGACGCAATACAGGAGTTGGCGCAACGAGGTGGATTGAACACACAAGATCAACAGATAGATGCGGCGACTGCACTACTTGCAGCTCAACGCAGGAGATAAATACACATGGCTGTAACAGAAACAACTCTCAAAGAGCAGTTGCCGCCTGGTGCGCAAAAGAGTGTTGGTGATTCCAAATATGCCGTTGGCGTCATCGATGAATCCATGTACACCGAGGGCGACATTCTTAAAAACCAAGCTCTCATGATGGCAAGGGCCAGGCATGGAGTGGCCTACGAGGACGGGGCAGAGTTTCCAGATAATTTCACGAAGGAAATGCGCCGCCTCAACATGCCAAAGCAGTACGTTCACCAGCGCCTCAGTGAAGAAACTATCAATCAGATCGTGGCTGGCTCACAACAGCGCGATCAACAATATATCGGGAATAATGCCGATTGGACTGGGTACTACCTGGAGCCGTTGGCAAAGTTCGTCGTGCCCTTTGATACGCCATTCCGCAATATGCTCCCGCGCACTCCTTCAGTCGGGATAGATGTGGAAAACTGGCGTGCGATCACCGATGTCTTTGGTGGTTCTGGCCCAAGCGTGGGAGCATTCATCCTGGCACAGCAGACCGCGCCTCAGAAAGCTTCGTACACATGGGTGAACAAAAGTAACGTGCTTCGTCAGATCGCCTTCAGCGATGTCGTAACAATGGAGAGCGAACTGTACGGGCGCATGTTTGAACCGGATGTACGCGCGAAAGTAGCGGCAAAACTGGCACCATCGCTCATGCTCGGTCAAGAAGTGTGGTACTTGAACGGCGCACAAAATCTCTGGTCTCCGCCACCTCCCAATACTCCGAGCACCACCACATCAGGTGGCACGATAACAGCGGCTACGAGCTGGATTATCGTCACAGCGGTCAACGCTCAAGGTGAAACGCTCGCCTTTGGTGGATCGACCCCTACCGCTCTCTCGCAAGTAACTACAGGAAGCACCAGTACTGTCTCATTTACCATTATGCGGGTGCCAAACGCTGTCTCCTATAACGTCTATGTGGGCACTGGCTCAACACAGCCTGCGAATAGCGCCATGTGGAAGCAATCTGCAACGACACAATTCGGCGGCGCGTCAGCACTCAATGATCCTGGTGGCCTTGCGTCAGGATACTTCACCGTTACCTCAACCGCTGCATGGGCTACTTCTGGTACGGCGTATAGCACTGTTGTGACGGCTGGAAATACGGCTGTCGCTTTCACCTCTGGTGGCGGTGGTACTCCTGCTAATCAGCCGTTGGTCTTCGATGGTATCCAGAGTTTGATTTACTTGAATGCCGGTTCACTGAGCACGGTTGGTGTTGGGGGAGAAACCGCTGCGGTAAAGCGTGTTACTGATACTGGTGGCGCTCTTGCTAAAACTGACATTGACACCTGGCTAGAGGCAATGTATCTCAATGCACGTGCAAATCCTGAGTGCCTGCTTGTCTCGGTCAAGGATCACAAAGCCCTCTCGAACATTATCACGACCTCCACGAACTATCGCGTGAACGTACAACCGACTGGCCCATCTCAATCTGATCTCGTTGGTGGTGGACGTGCGACAAAGTGGATCAATCAGACTACAGGCCGCTTGATGGACATCATCATGGTCCCGTACTTGATGCAAGGAACCATGATTGCTGTCTCACTCACGCTCCCATTCCAGGTTGCCGAGATTGATAAGCCGCCTTTGAGAGTAAGTACCAACCGCGAGATGTGGGCATTGGAATATCCGCCTGATCAGGGACACCCCACACAATGGATGTACGGCTGTTATTCTAGTGAAACAATTATAAATCAATACTTAGGTGGAAGCGGGATACTTTGTGGCCTAGTGACTGCTTAAGCCGCTTGACGTGATCCTATGCGGGTACTATAATACAATAAATAGTACCCGCATAGGAGATAAAGATGAGCAAACGTTACCCTGGAGTCTATCGAATTACATGTCTGACAACTGGTGATTTTTATGTAGGGAGTTCTGCTTATGTCCAAAGTCGTAAAAGTGAACACTTTCAACGGTTACGTAAGCAGGCTCACGCGAATGTACATTTACAGAGGGCTTTTAACAGGTACGGTGAAGAAACATTTGTTTTTGAGGTATTAGAAAGACCACCTGTAGAGAAGCTTATAGAGCGTGAACAGTATTGGATCGATGCCTTAGCGCCAGCATACAACATACGGAAAATCGCTGAAAGCAATCTAGGATTAAAAACGTCCGAGGTTGTCAGAGCAAGGCAGCGACAGGCATGGCACGAGTTATCACCTGAAGAACAGGAAAAAGCGAAACAAAATCTTGCCATTGGGCGACAAAAGATGATGGAAATGGTAGCCAATGGTGAATGGCAACAGGCACCAGAGTCTATCGAGAAAATCAAGATAGCGCGAGCAAAGCAGGTTACAACTCCTGAAATGCTTGAAGCCTTAAAGCAAGGGCAGGAGGTTCGTAAGCAGGTTAATCCTAAGCCAAGACAGGGAGTGACGAACTCTCTAGAAACAAGGCAAAAGCAATCCGAAGCAGCAAGAAGGCGCAAACACACACCAGAGACCATCGAAAAGATGCGCGCTGCAAAGCAAGGCACGAAGCAATCCGAAGTAGCTAAGCGCAAAACTTCCGAGTCTCTCAAAGGACATGGGGTTTCTGAAACAAATCGTCAGAAATTTGCTGAACGAAGCCGTGAGATGTGGGCAAACCGCTCACCTGAAGAGAGACATGCGATTGTCAAGAAGCGTTCTGAGGAGGTTCAGGAAAAGAACCGTCAAAGAATGCGGGAACTTGGAAAAGACCCTGATCGCATTGAGAGACAGCGACAATCGCAACTAGGTACGAAGAGATCCGAAGAGACGCGCCAGAGACAGCGTGAGGCATGGGAACGGCGCAAACAAAAACAACTGGAGAATCCGAAACCTCCAGTAGAAAATACACAGCCAACCAAAGAGTATAAGTACTCCGATGAGCGGCGTGCAAGGATGTCAGCAGGTAAAAAGGCATCCTGGGACAAGAAGAAAGCCGCGCAAGCGGAAAACATACAACAATCATTGTTTGATTAACTCCTCTTCCTCCTTTGGAACAGATTAATCAAACGTTCCAAAGGAGGTCAACCCTCTATGAACAATCCGAACGTAGCATCAGGATCAAGCTCAACGCCGAATCTGCTTGATACAGTGCCAGGCTATCAACTCTCGAATGCCGATGTGGTGGGTGGAGCGAAGTATTCCTTCGGGCAACAGTCACCTATTGCTGCGCAGCCTCCAATGGCTCCACAGGGAGCGCTCCCGCCATTTGAGAAACTGCAACCGAAAGCAGTATCAACTAATCCCGGTCCAATGGGCACGGATTATAAGTCTTAGCGGAGGACGTTTATGCCCTATTTTACTGATGGCTCAATACCAAGAGATACCACAGGGTTTCCTGTGGGGTCTGTCTATGTTCCAGGTACGGGTACCGTTGCTGCTCAAGGCGGATCTGTCCTCCTAGATAGTGGTGGGGAACCATACGCACCTGAAATTGCACAACTTATTAACTCATCGGTGAGTCTCACCGATGGGGTAAAGGCGACCTATAGTGCTACCATTTCTGCTTTGGCATCAGCCGCAACTTGCACTGATCTCTTCACCATCACAGGAAGTGCAACAAAAACGGTTCGTGTAACGCGTCTTGAGATTTCTGGCGAGGCAACGACTGCTGTCTCTGCTCAAATTGTGTTGCTTGTGCGATCAACGGCAAACCTCACTGGAACAAGTACCACTCCAACTGTTGTGCCACATGACAGTAACAACGCTGCTGGTACGGCAGTGGCCAGAGCCTACACCGTAAACCCTGGCACACTGGGGACCCTTGTCGGCAATATTCGCAGTGACTTCCTTTTTCTTTCCGCGCCTGCAACTGCAACAGTTGGTGCTGAGAAGTTATTCCTCGACTTTGGAGTTGGATCAGCACAGGCAATCGTGTTGAGAGGCGCTACTCAGGTACTAGCGGTAAATCTAGCGGCTGCAACGGTTACTGGTGGCTCTTTCGATATCAATCTTACTTGGACGGAAGAATAGCCTACTTTAAGTAAGCTACTAAAGACAAGTTCAGGGATAACACGACTGTGAACACCTATATCTCCTGGTTTGATTGGCAACGGACCACGACGGGTCTGGAGTGGTCCAGCATTGTCGGGAATACAGGGCGGATCGGTGGTGTAGCTTCGATAGGAGCAACGTCACTCTCCGTCACGCCCGCGCTTACGGTGCTCATTAATCAGTACGATCTGATCACAATTTTTGATGGTTCTAGTTCAGAAACAGTCCAGGCGACGGCTGTTGCCAACATCGGGGCAACAAGTATCCCCGTAGCGGCAACAGCGTTTACTCATGGCGCGGGAACACCATACTGCACGGACGGGGTATTAGGGAGCTTGGCAGATCAGATCGTGAAGGCATCACAGTGGCTGGAGACGATTTGTAAGCAATCGCTTTTTCTCTCGACCTACACCAATGAGCAATTAGCCATGCCAACGATGCGGAGTGCGATAGATAACCATTATGCCTTGCACTTTAGGCCCCGTCACTGGCCTATTCAATCGCTAGTGAGCCTATCTATCACGACGGTACCGAATAACACGGTTGTTTATGACCCGACGCAGGTAGTGATAGACAGTGATAAGCAGATTTGTAGTATGCCGAATATGCAGCCATTGCCGCTCTCAGGTTCTGGACAGGCACCATACCCGATCTGGAATACAACGAGCAGGTATCAGGCGGCACAACTGACACTTACCTATACGGCTGGATATAGTTCCATGCCTGCTGATGTGACCGAG